GCAGGCCCAGGATTGACGAACAGAACCCCCGACGCCCTCCAGCGAGGGGTCGGGGGTTCAGGGGCTCAGAACGGCGTACAGAGCCGCTCAGTGATAATCAGGCTCGGGCGGCTCGGAGAGCAGGGGTTCGGAGTTGAAGCCAGGCTCCACGGCGGGCTCGGTGTTCTGGCGCAGGAAGCCAGCGAGAACCAGTTGCAGAGCGCCGATGACAGCCGCCGACTGATCCGGCGAGAGATGCAGTCCGAAGCCGACCGCCGCCGCCAGGACTGCCTGGACGGCACCGATGACCACGGCCAGATTGACCGTCTTCGTGAAGAAGGCCGCCACGGCAGCGAACACAGCGCCGGCCGCGACCTGGATGAGAGTGTTCTGGTCCTGGCCGAAGCCGAAGACGTCGAACACCAGGGCCACACCGAGCGTGGCCTGCAGGAGGCCCAGCCAGGCGGCGGGCTCGTAACCGAAGATCTTCATGCGTTCCATCCTCTCAGAAGTCCCAGTCGTCCGCGCGAGCGTGACCGGTCTTGAGTTCGTAGTCCGTGTCGAGGTACTGCTTGTAGGTCTCGTGAGTGAAGACCGACCAGAAGCTGAAGTCCGTCCCGCCCTTCGAGATCGCGTGGGCGGCCTGGGCGTTGTAGAGAGGGTCCTGCAGCATGCTGGCCACGCGCCACCGGTCGGCCTCATTGCCCGACGTCGGGTCGTCCAGCGACCGGATCTGGAACCAGCCGATCGACGTGCCCCACTTCGGGTTCACGATCCACCAGCCGTTTACACCCTTGAATGTCTCCTGGCGGATCACGTAAGGGACGGGCACCTGCTTCTTGGCCGTCTGCCGACCGGAGTAGTCAGCCTGGGCAGCCTCCTGCGAAACGTACGGGCCGAGGCGCGCGCCCGCGATGTCGCCGACCGCATCGACGTAACCGTCCGACTCAGCTTTTCCGACGGCCTTCGCGATCCGGCGAAGCGCGGGGTCCGTGAATCCCGCCTTCACCAGGATCTCGTCAGCCGTCAGGCTTTTGGGTGGTCAGCCGTCTCCTGCGCCTGGAGCGCGTCGACCGCAGCCTGGAGATCCTCGACCTGGCTGACGAGAGCGTCGACATGCCCCAGAAGGGCGACGAGGTAGGCGTCCTCGGTGCCCGCCGTCGGGGTGTCGTCCACGGTGAGGTAGTTCGAGCAGATCGACGCGAGTGCGTCGACAGCCGCGTTGGACAGTTGCTTGACTGGGACGCCGCCGTCCTTCAGGACGTTGAAGGTGCCCTCGGACAGCGAGATGATGCGCCGGTCGATGAACATCCGGTACGCGGAGGTTCCGTAGCGGGTGATGAACATGTCGTAGTCGTCCTCTTCGGTGGTGGGGGTGACTGGGATCTGAATGGGCGGGGGCGTCACCAGAACCTCGCTCGGGCCGGGACCGGCCTTGAGTCGAGCGGCGACGTCCTGGCGGAATTTCGCCATGAACGTGTGGCCGGGGTCGGGCTTGCGGCTCGACCATTCCTTGTGACCGATGACCGAACCAGCGGTCCAGCCGTAGAAGTCGCAGATCGCAGCCGCCCAGCGAACCGCGCTGTCGTACTGCTTGGCAGTCATGGGCTGGCCACCGTCGAACTTGACCTCGAGCCCGTAGAACCAGCCGTTGCCGTTGGTGCCGTCCGGCCCCGGCTTGATCTCGGCGGTGAGCGAAGCCTTGTCGGCCTGGACCAGCTTCAGGACGGCAGCCGAGCCGGACCCAGCGTGGTTGGCCCTGCCTATCGCACCCAGGATGACGTCGCCGTCCATCTCGTCGGCGGCCTGGCATAGCGGGCCGGGGATGCCCTCGGCCGGCCGACCGACGTCGAACAGGAAGTTGTCGTACGACGGGCTGTTCTGGCCGGAGTCGGAGCCGGTGTGGTGGATGACGACGCCGACGGGAGCGAACGTGCCGGGGCGGTAGTTCGTGGTCCAGCCGGGGTGCTCCTTGAATGGCACCAGCCACTTGCGCATCTGCGAGCGCATCTGCGCTGCAGACATCGGCTTGGACATGCAGTCTCCTCGGGCTAGGCGGGTCTGTATCCACCTAGCCTACGCCGGTCGTTCAGGTGTTGTCGCGGAGGTCATCGAGCTCGAAGTCGACGCCGTCCAGCCGGTGGAGAAGCTGGTTGACCTGGGAACGGAGGATCTGGAGCTCCTGCTGCAGCTTCTCGATCTTCGCGTCCTTCTCGGCGTTCCTGGCTTCCAGCGTGGTCACTTTGGAGTCGAGGCGAGCGTTCTCCTGGCGGACGGCCTGAAGTGTGTCGAGCATGATCGCGTTGGCCGCCGCAGCGTCAGTGACCTGCTGCGTGTCTTCGGCCAGGTCCAGCTTCTTCTTCTCGAGGTTCCCGGCGCGCAGTTGCTGCACCCACTCCATGAACATGCGCACGCCGTAGCCGAGGATGAGCAGCGTACCGCCACCGGCTACCGGAGGGAGATACTGAGTCGGGTCCATCAGGGCGTCTCCCTTTCGTGGTTGCTCTCGTTGTTTGAGAGCTTGATTGCGAGCTTCTCGGCCTGCTGGGCTTTCAGCAGAACGCGAGCACGGAGCCAGCAACCTAGCCCGATAGCAACCTCGCCGATGATGTCCCCATATCGTCGTGTGACGATGGCGATGCCGACGCCGACCACGAGTCCGAGCAGGGTCAGAAGAAGCCCGAAGGTCTCGAGCCGTTCGTTGTCATTGAAGCGAGAGAAGGTAGCGAGCACGCCGCCGATGAACAGCAGGGCTCCTAGGTTGAGCACACTCCACGTCGGAATGTCCCCCAGGAGCTCCGCGACCTTGTCGGCGTTGATGCAGATCAGAATCCCCTGGATCGCCAGGTAGACGAGCAGTGGGATCTGGAACGGTGAGATGGTGAGTCCGCGTTTAAACGCCCCCATACCCAGAGGATGCTTCTTCTTGCGGATGCCCACGATGTTCTCCCCGATTGATTGCTGACCCACCCAGTGTAACCGGGTGGGGACAGCGATTGACGTCTTACTAGGCGGTAGGAGTGACTTCCTGGCTGGTCGGATAGGTCTTGCTCGCCGTCACTGTGACCGCAGCGTTGTCAGTACCTGGGAACGGGGGGATGTCGGCCAGGTGGTCCAGAAGGTGCTGGAACAGATCGTCTGCGCTCGACGGCACCGCGCCGTAGATGTCGTTGACAGTGAACTCCGCGTTCGCCGCCACGAAGACTGTGGTCTGATTCTCATCCACGTACTGAGCGGACAGACTTACGACTCGCCGAGCCGCGTCGAGAGCAGGCACGGGGGTTCCGTAGGACATTTTTCTCCTTAAGGGGTTGGCGTGATTGCCTGGCTGGACACGAAGGTTTTCGTGCCCCCAACTGGCGGGACGACCTGATTAAGCCCGCTGAAGAAGTCCACGAGCCTCTGCATCAGAGCATTCTTCTGGGCCTCTGTGAGTGAGGGATCAAGCTCGAACGACGGGAAGTCGACACTGACCGTGACGCTGACCAGCGCGGCAGAACCGGTCGGAGACTTGATCTGGAACGTGATCCTGTTCGCCACGGATGAAGGATCTGGAACCGGCTGACTGATCGGCACTGCTACGGACCTTCCCATGATATCTGCACGAACGTGATGTCTGGCGTGGTACCTGTCGGCGCACGACTCGCCCCGGTGTCTCCATGCTGGAAGCGGAAGAACACTGTGTCGCCGGCCGCGAATCGCGCCGTCTTGTCCAGTTGATTCAGGGCCGGATAGGTCGAGCTGTTGCTCGAGTTGACCGTAACGCTCTGGATCACGGTAGGCGTGCCAGACTTCAGCGACTGAACCAGGCGGTTCCCGACGGCGGCGGGGCCGGGGCTTGCGCCGACCCCAGCCCACCATACCTGGGCGACGAGGCGATAGCGACCCGCCCTGGGTAGGGTGAATATGCCAGCGCTGTGCGTGATGCCCACGTTGTTCGGAGACCCGTCGGCCACCCAGGTGGTGATCGTGGTCAGCACGCCATTCGCCACCGCCGTTGGACTGGCGTTGAGGTATCCGAACCAGTACGGCTTGTCGGGGACGACCTCAGTCGCGCCGACGAAGATCTGCGATCCCTTGATCGTGCCGTCGCCCTTGATGTCCAGGGTGGCGGCAGCGTTCGTGATCCGGCCAGGATTGGTGTTCGGGAACGTGCTCGTGGTCGGCGGGTTCGATCCGCTCGTCGCCAGCGAGGAAACGGTGGCCGTCGGGTGTGCGCTGACCTGCAGCCACATGTTGCTGTTGGTCGGCTCTGTCGCACCGCGCCCCATGTAGACGCTGACTACGTTCGGGTCGTCGGCACCTGGCGGGTCGACAGGCAGAGGCGGCAGGGAGAAGCTGATCTTCGAGCGGCGGTGCCAGGTGAACGACTTGCTCGGGCCAGGCGTCGTCTCGTGCGTGGTGCCGATGCTGTCGTAGAACGTCTGGCGAGCCCACACCGTTGAAGAAGTGGTGGCCGGATCCCAGAACGTGCCCGTGTGCTGGTACAGGTTGCCGTCGCCGCCATATGTCCAGAACTTGCTCTCCTCGGGCATCCAGGCGATGCAGCGAGGGTTGGACATGGCCGTCTCGAACGACTGGGCGTCGACATGCGCGTCGGTCCACGAGCTCGCCCCCGCAGTCACGCCGCCAGGGTGAATCGATCCCAGGTTGGTGCCGGACGTGTAAACGATCCTGTTCACCGTGGAGAACCCGCGCTCGGCGGTGAGGTAGCGCGGCAGGCCAGTGCCCGTGTCGAAGCCGGTTGCGTGATAGAACACCGTCGACAGCGGGCGATTCACGCTGTAGCCCGCGTTCGACTGGTACGCCGTGAAGGCCGCCGAGAGGTTGTTGCCGTCGCCGTTCGGGGTGTAGTACTTGATGCTGAGCTGGTTGGTGCTGATTACCTCGGCGATGAACACGTCGGTGCCGTTGTGGCCGACCACGGGGGGTGCCGCGCTGTTCTGCCGAGAGTACCGGTTGAACCCGATGCCCTGGGGGCACATCAGGTAGAAGGTGTTGTTCGCCCCTGCCGGGATCCAGCGCGCCATGCGATAGACGCCGTTTTTGCCCGCCGTCGAGGTGGTGAGCTCGATGACGCTCCAGATCTCCCAGTTCTCGTAGTCGGTGAAATATGTCCCGACGCCGAGGTCCCAGGGGTTCCCGTCGTAGTCGAAGAACCAGGCGCGCGTGCCGTTCGGGCGCACTTGGTGGATCACCCAGTAGTCGAAGCTGCTCTTCCACTCGATGCAGGAGACCTCGGTCGGGATGAGGTCGAACGTGCCGAGCGTGCCGCCCTTCTCTGCTGCCGTCAGGCTCGTCGTGCTGGGCGTCTTAGTGAGGTACGACTTCGACATCTGCGGCACCGAGATCGGAGCGGCTACGCCCTCGTTAAGCTGGACGACCGCGTCCGGCTCGACCTGGCTGGTCGCCCGCAGAATCATTCCGTCGGTGACGGTTAGGCCGCGCGCGATGATCTCGGCGTCGATCAGGGCCGTCTGATCCGGGTCGGTCGGGAAGTTGATCATGAGCGTGCCGTCGGACTTGTAGCCCTGGATGCCCGCGATGCCGGTCTCGACCCGCTGGCCGGACTCAGCCGTCTTGAACGTGCCCGCGTAGATCACGCTTGCCGAGAAGAGGTCGCCAGTCAGGGTGCCGGCCACGATGTTCGCCGCCGTGACGGAGTCCGCCGCCAGGTTGACGCCGGTCACCTGGAAGATCGCGCCGACAGCCTGGAGGCTGGCCGGAGCCGAGCCGTCCGCATCCCTGGCCACCACGCGCACGTAGTAGGCGACGTCGTACTGAAGCTGGCGCGTGTCCGTCTCACCCTCGGGGGGCGGGCTGCCGGGGAGGGCGCGGATGGTGAACTGGCTGCCAGTGGTCGAGCCGACCAGCGTGCTCGAGTCCGGCGTGAAGCCCAGCGTCGTGCTGACGTGGACGTCGTACGTCACCGGGTCGTTGTTCGTGATCGGAGTCCAGCGGGCGATCATCATTTCGATGCCCTGGAGAACCTCCGGGTCCGGCGAAGCCGTCGGAGCCAGGCCGTCCGTGGTCACCTCGACCGGGAGGCTGTCGAAGGTCGCCTGGTCGCTGGCCGCCGAGACGACGCCCGCCTGAGACCAGCACACCAGCTTGACGTAGTATGTGCCGTCGGGCAGGTTGACCGGGATGTTCCCACCGGTCGGAGAGATCACCGAGCCGTAGCGGTTGGTGTGGTCGGGCGTGAAGCCACTGGTCTGGCTGACATGGAAGTCGACGCGGAGGAAGTCCATCGGAAGGATCGCGCCACCGACGAAGGTTCCATCCCAGACGAGCGTGGCCGACTGGATGCCCTCGATCGCGGTCGGCGCGGACGGCGTCGGCGGCGTGGGGCCGGTGGTGACCGCCGTGGTGTACGTCCCGTCCCACTGGCGACCGATGACCATGGTCTGACTGCCGTCGCCGTTGTAGGCCTGGAGTGCGCCGTTCTCGATGGACGAGTTGGCAAGCTGGCTGCCCGACCCGACCGCCTGGACGCGCCGCTCGACATTGGCGAGCCGCCGTGCGAGCTCACGCAGGGAGTTGGACATGGCCCTATGTTACCTTGTCGCTTCGGACCACCTGCAGGGCGTAGTTGTTGCCCTCGTCGGGCGAGTAGGTGATCTGCTGAATGCGGACCCAGTATCCATCGCCCTCCTGCCAGTCGTAGTCCAGTTGGACGTAGATCTCGTCGCCAGGCCGGACGCTACCCAGCGGGGCATTCGGGTGGTCGAGCACGTTGAGCTCGGTCAGGTCGCCGATCTCGATCCGCGCCTTCAGGAGGTTGTAGGCGCGCGTGTTCGCTGTCGTCAGCGACTTGATCGCCTTGTCTTCCTCCAGCGCGACCCGACGGAGCCGACCACCGCGCGGGAGCGAGGCCTGGCCACGGATCATCGTGCGCCCCTCGCCCGAGCCGAGCACGACGAGTTCGCTCGCCCACTCGTCCCCGGACTCCTCGACGCTGGGCGGGATGATGATGTTCTCGCCCACGGCGAAGCGCAGGTCGGTTGCGCGTCGTTTAAACCTCGGGTACGCGAGCTCCATGGAGACGTCCACAGACTCGCCGTCGGCGGCCCAGACCTTCTTCTCGCGGAACTCGAAAGGCGTGTCGGTGGCCAGGTCGTCTATCTTCTTGCCGAGGTCGTGCGTCTCCCAGTAGTTCAGTTGGTACGGGCCAGCCTCGAAGCTGACCGGACCATTCTGCGTGTCGAACTCGACCTGGGCGAGCTCGGTGCCGATCTTCAGGCCGGTCGTGAAGCTGGCGGGGATCTGCAGTCCGAGGTTCCCACCGGGCTGGGTCTGGATGTAGTTCCAGATGTACCGGTAGGCATCGGCGGGATCGATCTCCACGCCGTTGTAGCTGGTCAGCGAGGTGTACGGCATCCCGTAGGCATAGCCGTGGAAGCCCATGCACTCAAGCTGGATCGCCGAGCCAACGGTCGACGTGTGGACCAGGATG